GCCTAGCCCCTCTTCCCATTGTGATGTTATTGTTTAGCAACGTGTTTAACTCCATTCGCAATGCCTCTTGGTTGTTCCACAATCGATCACTCCATGTGGACGTAAGAAACGATGAATTAACAATACTTTCCATCTTCTTAGCGTTAGCGCCTACCGACTTACCTAATATGCCGGCTTGCCTCTCAAATTCAGCTTTAGCAGTATGCGTAAGATAGTCATACATCTTGCGTTCTTCGTAGCTTCGCATTGATAACAGATCAAGATGTATATTAGCTTTCAGCAACTCTAAACGATTAACGCGCATTGTCATGTTATAAAGTCGCATCTCGTCATTAGCTGCCTTGGTGAATGATTGCATGCGCACAGACTCATCTTTAGACTTGCTGTCTTTAACGTACTTCTTGGCCTTAGTCTCATACTTGGAAATATCGGCCTTTGTCGCCCTCTTTCGCGCCTCTTCGACAGATATACCTTCTCTATCTGCATACTTGCCGTAGAACTCATTGATCTGTGCATCTATATTGCCCATGACTTCGTTTTGATTGGATTTAAGATTCCTAGCTAGCTTCATGACGTCTTTTTCTTTGGTTTTCATGTGCTTGCGTTCTCGTTCTACCCAGTAATTACTCATCGACAACTGTCTCTTCAATTACCTCTTCATCTGACTCTGGAAACTCAAACATACTGGATCTTGCGCCCTCTTGTGGAGACTCTTCTTTGATCCTGTCCATTTCTTCTTGAGCGTTATCAACAAATGTTAATTGCGATAGCATTGTCTCTTGCGACAACTCTCCGCCCGCACTGATGAACCACTCCATTTCAGCTTGGATGTTCTTAGGCAAGTTTTCAGTGAATGTAACATCGATCTTAGATACGTCAAACGATCCCTCGCTAGCCGTTGTCAGAATGTTACTTATTAACTCGTAACGTCTACGCAATGAGCGAATGAATGAGCGTTCTTTTGTAGCTCTCTTCTGTTCTAGACCAAATAGCTTGTATTTCATGGCTTCACCTGACTGATTGCCTCCAAAACTTTCATCGGATAGGTCAGGTATTGACGTCATTAACAGTAAATTGTTGAATATCCTAGCTTTGTATGCCTCTGTACCTGCCACATCATACTGTTTGAATATATAATCGGCTTCGACCTTGCTTTCATTGCCGTGTTCATCTATCGACGGCTCCAGTAGTAATATGTTAGCCTCTTTCATCTCCATCGCGTCATCTGTCGTGAGGTCGGCATTTCCCGTGATCTTTAGCATCGCATCATTAAAGTCTGTCATGTAGTTTGCTGTGTCTGATTGTGCTGCATCATATAAGTCAATCAGATTGAGAACATCTTCAAAGTCACCCTGCCTGTACTTGTTGTTTTCATACTCAACGATTGGAACGCCTTCAAAGTAGTGCGTATCATCGTCCACTTTCGTTAGCTCATTCAGTCCCTCATCTGATTCATACGTGATGATTTTGTTATCCGTATAGACCCTTACCGTGACCTTATTGTCTTCAAACCTGTCTGCCGAATATCTAACTGCTAGTATTGGATCTCTAGCGACCGTATCATCATAAACAACGAACGTGCCCTTGACATCCATCTCAACAAATACGGCCTCATCATCCTTGCTCCTGTATACAAGTTCGTATGCTCTGCCAAAGATCGACTGATTCAGTATTAACTCACTATTATGATCGTCTGCATCGTTAGTAACGTTTATATCCCTTAGTAATTCGTCTGTTTTGTCATCTTCCGCATATGTCGTTTTGAGAGGGATACCCATCATGTAACCTTTAATAAAGTCTGATACATACTTAGCAAAGTTGTGTGTCGCCCTGTGGTCGGCTTGGTGTTGCTCCTTACGCCTAACCTCTTCTAGTACAGTAACGTTATTACCTAGATAGTAGTTTTCAAGTTGCTCTAATCTTGGTAGTTGTACCTCTTGATGATGCTTTAACATGTCTAGCAAGATGTCTGTATCGGCAAGTAGCGACTCTGCATCCTTGTATGTGTAATGCCTGTTCGCATCAATTGGAAACCGTTGCTTATTCATTCCTTACCTCCTTACAAACCTAGTTGTTTAATAGCGCTTAGCTTGTCTTTCTTGGATTGCTTGTTGCGCTCTATGTGATACCTTTCAACGCTGTACCTTAGCGCATCAATAATATGGTTGTTTTCATCTATCGGTTCGTTCAACCATTTACCCGACTTATCTTGTTTCCAGGTATAAGTGTTAAACTCTTCAATCGTGTTAGTTAACGATGGATGAATCATGATCTCAAAACCCTGCAAATACTGAATGCCATGCAATACGCTGCCCTTACCTTTAATCGAACCATGCAATCGGCTAGCACCTTTAGATCGTAACTCACTAATCAGTCTAGCCTCGGCGCTATCTCCTGTTATGGATGCGTTGATCATGTCTTTGTTGACTAGCATGTCGCGTATGTTGTCAGTAGTCATTGCGTGCTCATAGTGTTCATCGTAAAGCCATAGCTGCTTGTTCTCGGCATCCACAATCGAGCCAATGAACGTTGTGGCATCATGTGTGAATCCATAGTCCATGCCGTAAGTTGTTTCTTGTATTTCTCGTATCTTCTGAATGTAATCAAAGTCAATCACCTTAAAGTTATCGAATACTAACCCTTCCGATACTCCCCACTCTCCATCACAGACGATTCTAGCCCTCTTGGGATTGGTTCTATATAAATCTTCCATCCGATCCCTATCCACTTGGTCAAGCCATTCGTTGTCTCTAAATGTAGTGGTGAGAGATAGAGTGTTATTGCGCTTTGTCCCCACGTCAAAAAACTCACGCTTTAGCCAATGACCTTCATGCCACGGGTTAAATGTGAGTGTTATTTGTTTAAAAAATCCCGGGTCATCATGACTACCACGGATAGATTCAATTACTGTATCAACATTTGCCAAGCTTTCTTGCTCGTAACATTCCTCGAACCAAGCCCATGACAACATGCCCACATCGACTGTAATAGAAGTAATCTTTAACGGATCATCCAAACCTCTGAATAGTATCTTCTGGCCGGTAGGCATATATGTTATTTCGGGCATAGACTCGTTGAACTTAAACAAATGAGTAACTTTTAATCTGTTTGCTGCCCACTTCATGTCAGTAAACGTTGATTGCTTGTTTGTATTCGAGTACCTTCTAACGACCAATAAATTAGCCCATTCGTATTCCATGATTCTATAAATAAAGTTAAGTGCTGCGGTTTTAGACTTTTTACTACCTCGTGAGCCTTTAACAACTCTATAAAAGTGTTTACTGTTCCAAAACTCGTTATATCCGCCACCTATAGTCTCGCTAACTGAAACATTAGTCATTTTCAGGCACATCATTTATAAACGTTGGGGTAACGTCTTCTACCTGTTGCCTATCCGTCCACATTGCATAGCGCTTGCCTAGTAACTCGGCTGCTTTGATTCTGTCGTTACCGTCTAGCTCCTTCTTAACAAGCGATTGCTCGCCCATACCCATGCCAAGAGGGATAGTTTCTGCCTCTTCACCACGGACAATCTTTGTAAGGAATTGAAGTATCTCATCTTGTTCAGCTATCGACTCTTTTTTGAGTTTGTCCAACCTTGCATCAATATAGGATTTTATTCTTATGTTGTCTAATAATGCATTAGCGCCCGATCTTGCGTATCCGTCACTATATCCTGCCGTTATTGCCGACTGATAAACATTGACTGTTCTAATGTATTCATCCGCGAACCTTTTCTGCCGCTCATTCATTTACATCACCTTCCACCCCTCTATTTTTAAACATAAAAAAAGACACCCGTTAGGATGCCTTGAGTATTACTTTATAACTTCATTAAGAGTCGATCCCTGCCTTAGCAAGATTCGTTAAAGCCTCTCCTATTTCTTTTGATGTCCTTGCTATTAGCGCACCATAATCCTTTGCCCAATTACTTGCGGCCTTTAGAGCCAATTCTTCTTTGGTTACCTTATCCATTCGCCGTCACCATCCTTTAGCTCATCCATTAAGTCTTTATTAATATCAGCTAACGCCTGCGCCTGGTCATGCCATTCTTGTTTGTTGCGACCGCTCTTGGATCGCCTTATCCAACCTCTTAGGTTTCGCTGCCTTATCTGATTGTTCCTGATCTCATGAGTTGTCAGAAATGCTAGTGTGTAATGTCCACAGTGAGGGCAACTAAACCCCGTTTCTACAATGTCGCTATTTGGCCGTTCTGTTTCTTGCTCATCAATCCCGAATAGCTCCCCGCACTCATCACAATTAACTCCAATGGATTGTTTGATGTAACTCACTCCCCGAATACGTAATCACTGAATTGGTTATCAACTAACATCATTTCGTTTCCGTCTCTTTCATAAACCGACTTCATCCCTCGTTGCACATCTGGATCAAGATTGATAAAATCCCAAAACATAATAACCTTATCGACTTCTTCCCACTCACCTAGGCTAAATGCTGTGTTACTTGAATATCTTTCTAGGTCGAGTTTAAGCTTTCTAGTGTCCTTCTTGGTCAATAGGTTATATGTGACAATGATTGTGTATGAACCATTTTCACTGACCGCCTCTAAGTCATCTAGTGATGCGCCGTAATCTTTAGCTTCTTCTTTAAGCTTTATATAAACCGGATTATCTTCGTGTTCGTTAACCTCTTCCTTTTCTTCCTTCGGCGCCTCTTCTGCATCTGCCTGATTACCCGAATTTGCCTTATCTACCGCAACAACCATAATTACGGCTGTAAGTAAAGCAGCAACTACTAGGACTACCTTGTTCTGACCACTTGCCCACTCTCTAAGTCTACTCATAATCTTGACCCCCGTTTATTGTTTGGGTCTAGTATCCTACACTTGGAAAAATATATCAAGTACCCACCCCGTGAAGAGGTGGCATTTAATCGCGGTGTGTTAGGGTTTAGGTTTCCTATGATTACTTTTTATTTGATCTCTTTGTTCTTTACTAAGTACAGGAGTGAATACGGCTGGACCTCTGCAATCCTTACACTTCCCCTTGTGTCTTGAGTATTCAATGAGCACTTTAGAAAACTTCAGCAATCCGAGAATTTTATCTAACGTCACCCAAATCATCCAAACTGATGTACATACGAATACAGATGAACCGAAAACAGCGCCCGTATATAGCGTTAACTTAATCAGGATTTCCTCCACATCAACACCTCCGCATTAATCAGTTGCCAGCACCATTATTATGAGAATGAGCACACAAATTGCCCCTATGATCGTCATTGCATCACCTCATGTATTAGAAATATCTATATCTTTTATTCTCGTTATTCGTCTTGTCTATGACCTCGCGCACCTTATCCTCACCGATACATACATCTATTGTTTTATGCTTTCTTTTTGCCTGGCCTTCATGCAGTCTATCCTCGTAACCCTCGTGATACCCCGCATCATAACCTCGTTCATGTCCGATATCGTGCCCAGTTAAATAACCTCTAGTATTGCCCTCGTCATAAGCCTTCATAATTAACCTATTTGCTTTCTTCTTTGTCATTAGCATGGTATTACCTCCAATAATATTATTCCGACATCATCACTGCCGTACCGTTTATGACCTCTTCACTATGATAAACCTCTAAGTTATCTGCTGTTGAACTACTCCAATAATCGTCTTCCTTTAACATCTCTAGCGCCAAATTGATTGCCTGCTCTTCACTGTTCGCAACAACATAAAATCCGGCATGAGAGCCCACAATGTCTACTGAATATAACCTCACGTTATTACCTCCAACGTTCTATTAATCGCTTGAATTTTGCTTTAATCACCTTGAATGCGTACCATTTAGGCTTGACGTAGTAGTAGTTATAGTGATCATATCCCGATAGTCTATAACACAACATTTCGACGCCTTCTCCTACACGGTCGATGTATACAACGTCATGATC